AACCCATACTTGGCAACGCAAGGTGACTATGAAGCCATGCTACTGTCATTACCAGAACAGCAACGTAGACAGTTACTTGATGGTGATTGGGATATAAAAGAAGGCGCAGCCTTCACAGAGTTTGATAGGAATGTACATGTTGTTGAACCTTACCGTATTCCCAGTAACTGGGTCAAGTTTAGAGCTTGCGACTATGGCTATGGGTCTTATAGTGCCGTACTTTGGTTTGCTGTCTCACCTAGTGAACAGATAATTGTATACAGAGAACTTTATGTTAGCAAAGTACTTGCCACTGATTTAGCTGACATGGTACTAGAGCTAGAAGCAGAAGATGGAAACATAAAGTATGGAGTGCTTGATAGTTCTTTGTGGCATAAGCGTGGTGATACTGGTCCTTCGTTGGCAGAACAGATGATACAGAAGGGATGCCGTTGGCGACCATCTGACAGATCAAAAGGCTCACGTGTAGCAGGTAAAAACGAAATACACAGACGTTTGCAGATAGATGAGTTTACAGAAGAACCTAGAATGGTATTTTTTAACAACTGCATAAATACAGTAGCACAGTTACCTGCATTACCAATAGATAAAAAGAATCCAGAAGACGTTGATACAAAGTCAGAAGATCACTTGTACGATGCTTTAAGATACGGCATAATGTCAAGACCACGATTTAGCGTATTTGATTATGACCCATATAGCAGTTCTTCATCTGGTATGAGAGTTGCAGATAATGTGTTTGGTTATTAAGGAAAAGTAAATGGCAGAAGAAAACGAAACATTTATAGAAGATGATTCAATTGTCTTAGACGATATTGAAGAAGATGTTACAGAGGATTCTCAGACAGAAAATATCATTCCATTTATTATGGAACGTTACAATCGTGCAGAAGATTACCGAAGACAGGACGAAGAACGTTGGCTACGATCCTATCGTAACTATCGTGGTATATACGGACCAGAGGTTCAGTTTACGGAAGCCGAAAAATCTCGTGTGTTTATTAAGGTAACTAAAACAAAAACACTTGCAGCATACGGTCAGATTGTAGATGTATTATTTGCAAACAATAAATTTCCACTAACTATTGACCCTACTGAATTACCAGAGGGTGTAGTTGCAGATGTTAACTTTGATCCACAAGAACCAGAACAGTTACGTTCAAACGGCATGGATGAAACAGTTAGCCCATATGGGTTTGCAGGAGATGGACGTGAAATACCTGCAGGTGCTACAGCAAGAACACTTGCAGATAGTCTAGGACCAATGTCCGACAAGTTTGAAGGTATTGATAATCTAAAACAGGGTGTAGGTAAAACACCAACTGCTGTTACGTTTAGCCCTGCAATGGTTGCAGCTAAAAACATGCAGAAAAAAATACATGACCAACTAGAAGAGTCAAATGCATCTAAACATTTACGTAGCACTGCATTTGAAATGGCTTTGTTTGGAACAGGGATTATGAAAGGTCCATTTGCTGTAGACAAAGAATATCCTAGTTGGAATGATGATGGAGAATACGAGCCTACATTTAAAACAGTTCCGCAAGTAAACCATGTATCTGTCTGGAACTTTTATCCAGACCCAGACGCAAATAACATGGACGAAGCTCAGTACGTAATTGAACGACATAAACTCTCACGTTCTCAGATGCGTAATCTGAAGAAGCGTCCTTACTTTCGTTCTCAAGTTATTGACGAAGCTATTAAGTTAGGTGAAAACTATGACAAAGAATATTGGGAAGATGATTTATCTGACTATGCACCAGAGCATGGTGTAGAACGATATGAGGTTCTTGAATACTGGGGTATGGTAGAAACGGAAACTCTTGAGGAACAGGGAGTAGATATTCCAGAAGAGCTAATGGCAATGGATGAGTTACAGGCAAACGTTTGGATTTGTAACGGTAAACTTATTCGTATGGTTCTGAATCCATTCAAACCTGCTACTATTCCTTATGTAGCATCTCCCTATGAACTTAACCCATACTCATTCTTTGGTGTTGGTATTGCTGAAAATATGGACGATACCCAAACGTTGATGAATGGTTTTATGCGTATGGCTGTAGACAATGCAGTTATGTCAGGAAATTTGTTAATTGAAGTAGATGAAACTAACTTGGTTCCGGGTCAAGACTTGTCAGTATATCCCGGTAAAGTATTTCGAAGACAAGGTGGTGCTCCGGGGCAAGCTATCTTTGGCACTAAGTTTCCAAACGTTTCTGGTGAAAACATGCAGCTATTTGACAAAGCTCGTGTACTTGCAGATGAGTCAACAGGCTTTCCATCCTTTGCACATGGACAAACAGGTGTGCAGGGTGTAGGGCGTACAGCTAGTGGTATCAGTATGCTTATGGGTGCTGCCAGTGGTGCAATTAAGAATGTTATTAAAAATGTAGATGATTATCTACTACGTCCACTTGGTGAACGTTTATATCGTTTTAATATGCAATTTGATTTTGATCCAAACATTCGTGGTGATCTTGAAGTAAAGGCACGAGGAACAGAATCACTTATGGCTAACGAAGTACGTAGTCAACGATTAATGCAGTTTATGCAGATTGCAAGTAACCCAACTCTTGCACCTTTCGCAAAATTCCAGTATATTATTAGGGAGATTGCTAAGTCGTTAGAACTTGACCCAGACAAAGTTACTAACAATATGAACGAAGCAGCAATACAAGCAGAGCTAATGAAACAGTTTCAACAACCTGCTGAACCTGAAGGAGCACCTGCAGGAGCAGATGCAGCAGACCCAACAGGAGCAGGTGGTGGTAACATAGGAACTGGCATGGCTCCGCAACCTAATGAACAAGGATTTAGTGGAAATGATCAAGGACAAGGAGCACCTGAACAAGCTCAAGGGGTTGGTGAGCAACCAACGTCAGTGGGGCCAGTTCAGTAACTACATAGATTTTTTAATAGATCAACAGCATCGTATTATGGAACAGTCTGATAATTCGATTGCAATGCACAGAGCACAAGGTTCTATCTATACATTACGAAGATTAAAACTTTTACGTGATGAGGTACTAAAGCAGGATTAACATGGGCTTACTTAGTAAGATAATAGAAACAGGAGCAAAAGGGGCAGATATATCTAAAGCTGCTCGTTCTATTCCTAAAAGAGAAATGAACCCTTTACTAAAACGAAGGGGGGAAGAACTACGTAAAAAAATAGAAGAAGAAAATACGGTGAGTCCAGAAAGCTCTCCTTATACAAGCAATGATGCAACTATTGGAAAAATGTACTCTCCTCTTATATCTACTGCAGAACAAATGGATATAGGTGCAGCAGGAACTAAAGGTGAAAACATTGAAGCTTTTTTACGTAAACGTGCTCCTAATGTTACAGAAGCCGAAAAACAATTTTATGAACTTGGGTTTGAGCCGCAAACAAAATATACACGTGATGAAGTTCTTGATATTTTAAAAAATAAAAACACAGAATACACAATACGAAAAAAAGTACGTGATGAAGATTATGACGATTTAAATTGGGAAGATCAGCAACGCCAACCTATTTTTGCAGATGAAAAAACTTATGAAGAAATTATCGTAAATGCTGATAGAGGTAGTATTCCATTAGGCGAACACGTAACACACTATAGTCCAGAAACTGTAGTTCACACACGTTTATCTGTAATTAGTCCTTTTGATGAACCTGACTATAAAGCGGTGCTTGTAGAAGAAATACAAAGTGATTTATATAAAATTGCTGAACTTTCAGACCTTGAAATGAAATCAATAATGAAAAAAACGTATACGCCCTTTAGTGGTTTTGTAGACGAACTAAGGCCAGTTTCTGTTGGTGAATATGAAACAATGAAAGTACCTGCATTAGAATGGCATAAAGCAAACATTGAAGATTTTACTGATTCATATGAACTTAAAGTAGGCAATGAAAAAGCCCTAGCTGTAGTCCTTAACGCATACAAAAAAATAGAAGACCTAGAAACAAGTACAAGAGTGCGAAGAGATATAGAAGAAGGTAAACGCATTATAAAAGAAGAAACACGTTTAGGATTAAAAGACAATGGTATTATTGTCAGTGGTAGAGATATAAACCAATTAATAGAACGTGCCTATAGATACATTCTTGAGGTAGATGACACGTACCTTGAACCACATGAATTAAATATGGCAGATGATGCTTTAGAAAGAGGTTTTGTTGATGATTTTTATAGTTCTATAGATTCTGTTGTGCCTGAAATAATGGCTAACTATAATGACTTGTTAAAAGATAATTTAGACATAAACAAAGGATATAAAGGATATACACCTGACACCGATCCCAGAAAACCTGTGCCTGTAAAAACAAAAACAGATGTAGTTCGTAAGGGTATATTAGCTAACATTGCATATGCAAAAGAAAATGGTATTGATAAAATCCTTGTACCTAGTTACAAAGAAATTGCAGCACAAAGAGTTTCTACATTTGATGATATTGCCCATCGTATAAAAGATCAAAAAACTGCTGAAAAATATTTTAAGTTATTAACTACCGATGCAGAGGCGGCAGACAAAATAGCTACAGAGTACTTTGAAAGAGTATTTAAACCTTTTTATGATGATGCTCTTAGAAAAGTTTTAAGAACTTTATCAAGAGAAACAAAAGGCCAAATTAAAATAGGCACAAAAACTATGCCGTACAAAAATGTACTAGAAAATACAGAAGAAATGAAAACTCTTATAGAAGTAGACATTACAAATTTTGAGTTTGATCCGAAAAACGATGCTTTGAGATTTAACAGAGGTGGATTAGTAGCATGATGAATAGACCCAACTTAATGTACAAACAAGGTGGCCTCAATGATGAAGGTGGCGAAATAGATGAAGTCTCAGGCAACGAAGTTCCTGTAGGCGGCACTAAAGAAGGTGTACGAGATGACATAGAAGTTAACATGAGTGCAGGTGAGTTTGTTTCGGATGAAGCAACTACACGTTATCATGGATTAAAAACATTTTTAGGTATGCGTGATGAAGCTATCATGGGCATGAAAAAAATGGAAGCAATGGGATTGATGGGCAATTCAGATGAAGCAACACTACCTTCTGACATGCCATTTGGCATGGGCGATCTTATGGTTGTGCAGATTGGTAAAGATGGAGAAGAAAAAGAATTAAACATGCAGGAAGGTGGTTTAGTTCCTGATAATGATGGTATGATTAGTTTAGGTGATCGACAGCAAGATATACCTATGCAAAAAGAAATTGGTCCTGTAACATTTGACGAAGTAATGACAGATGCAAAAATGGAGTTTAAAAACTATGTAAATGCTGATGGTCAAAACCTTATGGTTCCGTTTATTGGTGGTGTACCTCTTTATCCTATACCCCCCGGATATGAATTAGATGAAGGACAGGGAGATGAAATAACAGAAGTACCCGAACTTCCTGATCCTGCTGCACCAGTTACACCGTCAAGAGATGACGATGATGATAAAGATGCTGCACTTACAGCATATCGTGGAAGTAAAAAAGATACCAGTATTCAGTGGGATACATTATCGAATGAAGAATTTTTAATTGAAGCAAATAAACGTAATGGGTTTGGCCGTAACTTAGCTATGGGTGTAGCTTCACTTATTAGTCCTCTTGCTGCAGTTGGCATGGCAGGACTTATGAAAGTAGAAGATAATAAAGTACTTGCTATGGCAAGATCACGACTAGCTGCATTACCACAGGGTTCTGCACAACGAGCAGAATACGAAAAGATGATTGAGTCTTACGAAGCTCGTGGTAAAGGTTTGTTTGGTAGTATAATTGGTAAGATTGTAGATACTCTAGGCGGTATGTTTGGTTCTACAGATGAGCAAAAAGTAAAAGCTCAAAATGCAAACTTAGTTGCTAACAGTGGTATGGTTGTAGGAAAATACAGTGTTAATGGTCAGATAACCGAAGCAGGTATTGAGGCAATAAATGGTGGTATAGTAGAGGGTGTTACTACTGAACAGTACCAAAAAGCTCAACAAGATTTAAACTCACAAGACCCAGAAGTTAAAGCAGAAGCACAACGAATTATGTCTAACTATATTGGGCAGGAACTTGGTAGTTATGTAAATCAAGATGTACTAAATGCAGCAAAGGCAGGTATTGGTGGGAGAACACCAGAGCAAACACGTGTTGATTTAGTAAACATTGCATACCAACCTTCTACTGTTTTAAAAGAACAACTAGACGGTTTGACACAAGGACAGAAAAATTTCTTAGGTTATACAGGTGAAAACTATTTAGATGTTATTGATTTTGGCAGAGAACAAACATCTCAAATACTACCACCAAACATGTCACGTTTAGCTCCATCTGTAGAGCCTATGGGTCTAACTGATTATTCTAAGTCATACTCTCAAGGAGCACGAATAGGAACAGCCCTAGATGTGCGTGAGCCTGTATTGGGTATGTTAGACACTTCTGATTTACCAGAACGTAGTTTTATGACAGCAGATACTACATCTGATCGTGCTGCATTGTCTGGTGATACAAGTGGTAATGTAATTACACAACAAGATATAACCAATCAAGAAAAGAAAGTACGACAAGATCAAGTTAATGCATTAATTAATATTGGTGTAGATAGAGCACTTGCAGAAGCGTCAGTACCTGCAGTTGGTATGGGATCGGTTCAAAGTTTTACATCTAGGGATGTAGATGCTTTAGAAGGACCAGAAGCAGCAGGAACTGTTCAAACTACACGAAGAGGGCAAACACCTACAGAATTAGGTTTTGGTGATGCACAACTTGGTGAGTTTGGTGGACTAGGAGAACAAGTTGACGTTGGTCCTTCTTTTGACAGACAAGACTTTGGTAAAGTAGACTTAACATCTGTAGACAAAAAAGATGATCCTGCATACCCAGAATACTATGCAGATAAAATGATACCTAGTCCTTTTGAGGGTGTTGATCCAAACACAGGAAAAGGTCTAATGCAAGACCAAACTACAGAAGCATTTAAAATAGGTTCTGGTCCAAGCCCAACTGAGTTAGGTTTTGGTGATGCACAGCTAGGAGAGTTTGGTGGTGTACAAACAGCAGATACTCCTGCACCTGACTATGCTACAATGGATATGGGAGAAGCAGGTAGAGGAACAACACCAACTACAGTAACACCTAAAGTTGATACTAAAACAGTTCAAGATGAAATGGCTAAACAAGAAGCTAACTACATGGAAGCTGCTTTTGGTGATCAAACAACAGATGCACTACAACTAAAAGATGTTGTACCAGATACTGCAGCCAAGATGTCTTTTGAAGATGCCTTTGCTGCTGCACGTGCAGAAGAAAAAAGATTGGGTATTGCTGCAGGTACTTCTCAGTTTGAGTATGATGGTAAGATGTTTTCTACCGCAACTAAAGAACAAGCTGCAGCAAAAACAGACAAACCCGCAGAACAAAAAGGTAAATATGACCCAACAGCAAATAAACAATTGTCTGGTGGATATGAAACTAATACACTTAGCGATGAACAACAAACTGCATTTGATGCTGCTGTAGATCGTGGTGACGTTAATGTAGCAAATCACTTTGCAATGGTAAACAGATCAAACAATAAAAAAGATGAATATGCGGCAAGTGGTTTTGACAAAACTGTGGGTAGATCACTAGGTCTTTCAGAGTTCGATATGGAACAGGCAGAAAAGTATGGTGGTAGTGTACAAACAGCTATTAACGAAGGACGTGCAGAAAAAGGTGATGGCATTTTTGCTGAAGTAGTTGTTACTGATACAAGTAAAAGTAAGGGTGGTAGTAAGGCAGCTAAAAGAGATGATGATGACAAGCCTTCAACTACTACTAAAACAACTACAACTAAAAGCAGCAAAGATACTAACATTGCTTCATCAGGCCGTAGTGAAACACAAATTCAAAATGATATTAACGCTGCATTAAAAGCATCTAATAATGTGTGGACACCTGAATTAAACGATCTTGTAGCTGAACGTGATAGTGCTCGTTCAAACGAAGGTAGCTCATCTTCCTCTTCTTCATCCTCTGGCGGTGGAGGAGGCGGTGGCGGTGGGTCATCAGGAGGTGGTAGTAGTGACAAAATTGTTTGTACCGCTATGAATGATGCCTATGGATTTGGCTCATATCGTAATGCTATATGGCTTGCATACTCAGCACGTCACATGACAAAAGAACATGAGGTAGGATACCATACTATTTTCTTACCGCTTATTGACTTAGCATACAAAAAGAATTACAATAGTGTAAGAGTTATTCTTGAAAATATTGCAAGACACCGTACTGCTGACTTACGAGCAGAAATGAAAAACGGAAAACGAGATAACATAGGGCGTGTTTATCGTGCAATATTAGAACCTATCTGTTATGCAGTAGGTAAAATAAAACTTTCATTGGAGAAATAAATGGCAGACAAAACCTATCAACAATATTTAGGCGAAGTATCTACACGTTATCGTGATCTTTCTGATGATGAAAAAGATGTAGTACGTGCAATGCGTGGTACGCAACAAGGTTTGGTTCTTAGTAAGATACTAGGAAACGAATTGGCTCTTGCTGATTTAGGAGTAAAACGTACTCCAACAGCAATGCCAAAAAGACGTGGACTAGCTACACGATAAATTAGTTAGATATTCTGGCTACTCATCCCCCATCCAACATGGCTACGGTGGCCCCAGTAAAGGAAAAGTAAATGCAAGAAGCAATGGTAGAAAAAGTAGAAACTAAATCTGCTTTTATTAATAAAAAATATAGCAACGAAGATAGACTTAAAAAAGAAGAAGAAGAACTAGAACAACTAGTAGCTGAACAAAAAGGTGAAGCTAAACAGGAAGAACCTGAACCAGAAAGTGCAGAAGAAAAATCTTTTAAGAAACGCTACGGTGATCTACGTAGACACATGCAGCAAAAAGAAAAAGAGTGGTCTGAAAAATTTAATAGCATTCAAAGCCAACTATCAGAGGCCACTAAAAAAGAAATGAAACTTCCTACATCTGAAGAAGACTTAGATGCTTGGATTAAAAAATATCCAGATGTAGCAGGAATTGTAGAAACAATTGCAATTAAAAAAGCTAAAGAGCAATCTGCAGAACTAGAACAACGTGTAAAAGCAGTAGACGAAATGCGTGAAACTGCTGCACGAGAAAAAGCTGAAGCAGAATTAATGAAGCTACACCCTGACTTTGACGAGATTCGAGAAAGTGATGACTTTCATGACTGGGTAAATGAACAGCCTAAGTCAATTCAGGACGCACTATATGAGAATGATACTGATGCTCGTACTGCTGCAAGGGCAATTGATTTGTACAAAGCAGATAAAAACATTAGTACTAAGAAGAAAAAGAATACAGACAAAGACGTAGCTAAATCTGTAAACTCACGTAACTCACGTAGTAGACCAGATACAAGTGATGGTTCAGGTGCAATCCTAGAATCTGAAGTCAATAAAATGTCTGCACAAGAATACGAAAAACGGTCTGATGAAATTATGGAAGCTATCCGTACAGGCAATTTCGTATATGATTTATCTGGTAATGCCAGATAACTATTGACATATAGTTTTTTATCAGTATAACTATATGTAGAATCGTAAGTGGTACAGCCCCTGTAGAGATGGATACCTGTACCTATTACTTTATTAGCAAACAACATATCCTTTCGGACAACCTAATGTCTCATGGCCCATTGTGTGTAATATAGGCCAATATTACATAAAATGCACCCTAGTAGAGTTAGCCTCTGTATAAGTATAGTTAGTTTTGCATCTGTCGTGCTCAATGCTATAAGGAGAATTACAATGGCATTTTCAACAGCATCAGGTTACGGTAACTTACCTAACGGTAACTTTTCACCAGTAATCTATTCCAAACAGGTGCAACTTGCATTCCGCAAGGCATCTGTTGTTGAAGCGATCACAAACTCAGATTACTTTGGTGAGATTGCCCAAATGGGTGACTCAGTAAAAATCATCAAAGAACCTGAGATCACTGTGAAATCGTATGCACGTGGTACAACAATCACTCCACAAGATTTGGATGACGAAGACTTTTCATTAACAATTGACAAAGCTAACTACTTTGCTTTCAAAGTTGATGATATTGAGGAAGCTCATAGTCACGTTAACTTTTCTAGTCTTGCAAGTGATCGTGCTGCGTATAGACTATCTGACCAGTTTGACCAAGACGTTCTTGGTTACATGTCTGGTTTTAAACAATCTGCAATTCACGGTAACGCAAACACTGCTAACACAACTGTTAACGGTTCTAAAGCGGTATCAACTGCAGGTTCAGACGAATTGCTTACCAACATGAAGTTAGACGGTTCTGACTTTAATGCAGGTACAGGCGGTCAGTCAATTGCACTATTGCCACGTACTGGCGGTGCAACAGCTACACCTTCTACTGCAGGTGAAGCAAACCCACTACAACTTATTGCTCGTATGGCTCGTAAGCTAGATCAGCAAAATGTTGACACAACTGGTCGTTGGCTTGTTGTCGATCCAGTGTTCATGGAAATCCTTCGTGATGAGGACTCACGTCTTCAAAATGCAGACTTCGGTGAATCTGGTGGTATCCGTAATGGTCTTGTTGTAAACAACCTACACGGTTTCCAAGTACACGTGTCTAACAACCTACCAACTTTTGGTACTGGTCCTGCAACAAACGCAGCGTCAAACGCAACTAACTACGGTGTTATCGTAGGTGGTCATAGTTCAGCCGTTGCAACTGCAGAGCAGATCAATAAGACAGAATCGTATCGTGACCCTGACAGCTTTGCTGACATTGTTCGTGGTATGCATCTATATGGTCGCAAAATCCTACGCCCTGAAGCGTTGGTTAATGCGCTTTACAACTTGCGATAAGGGGATATAGACAATGGCTAATATTACTGCTTTACTACATCCTGCTTCTGGCAATTCACAGCGTGGGCGTAACCCATACTATGTCGATGTTACTATTGACTTGACAACAAACAGCATTGCTCCGGGTGATACTATCCAAGCAATTACTGTTCCTGCTGATACATTAATATTGGCAGCAGGTTTTCAAGTTGTAGAATCTGCAACCATGAATACGGCTACAGATGCTACTGCTGCTCTTGGCTTCACTGGTGGTGATGTTGATGAGTTTGCTGCTGCACTTGACATTGACGGTGCGTCTGACGGTGACTATGCTCCGCAGGTATCTATTGATGGACTTGCTCCATCTACTTCTGCTGACACAATTGACTTTGTATTAGCAGGTAGTGGTGCTTCATTTACAGCAGGTAAGCTACGTGCTTACGCTGTAATGATGGACATCAGCGATCAAGGTGACATGGCTGCTAATGAAGTAGCTCGTGACGCTCTTGCGTAACTAAACATTTGAGAGGCTGCTTTCGAGTGGCCTCTCTAACTGTATATAAAGGGATTCAAACATGGGCATTACAACAGCTATGTGTACAAGTTTTAAATCAGAACTTCTAGGGGGTACTCATGATCTGGATACCCATACATTAAAACTTGCATTAATTAAAAGCGGTGAGTCTGGTACATATGGTGCAGCAACAACTAATTACTCAGATGTTACAGGTAACTCTGATGAAGCATCAGGTACTAACTACACAGCAGGTGGACAAAACTTAGATGGTGCTGCTATTTCAGTAGATGGTACTACAGCTATAGTAGATTTTACAGATGAGGTTTTTTCTAACGTAACAACTTCAGCAGCAGGTTGTATTATTTACAACTCCTCTGCTTCAAACAAAGCAATATGCGTAATTTCTTTTGGTGGTACTGTAAGTGCTACAGCAGGTGACTTAACCATAGAATTTCCTGCAGCAGCAGCGAGTACTGCCGTAATACGTATTGCCTAACAAATGTCTTTCTATGACTCCTCTGATGCCCTGTATGGTACAGGTAGGCATGGGTCTGCTAGATACGGTAAAGTATCACCCAATGTAGCCTTATCAGGAGTTAGTGCAACTGGCGCAATAGAAACTGTAAGCGTTGGTGGTTTTGAAATTGACATATCTGAGAACCTACTCAGTGTATCAGCAACAGGTGCAATAGGTTCTGTAGGAATAGGCAATAGCGCAACACTTACTGGTGTAAGTGCTACTGGCAGCATAAACACAGTAAAAGAAAATGTTGCAGAAGAATTAGGAAGTGTATCTGCCACAGGTTCTATAGGCACAATAGAACCACAGGTAGATGAAGACTTAAACAGTGTATCAGCAACAGGTGCGATAGGTACACTAAAAGTAAATATAAGTGAAACTCTAGCAAGCGTATCTGCTACAGGTTCAATAGCTACAGTAGAAGCTAAAACTGCTGAAAACTTATTAAATGTAACAGCTACATTTTCAATAGGTACAATTAAACCAAATGTATCTGAAAAATTAGGAACAGTAGTTGGTACATTTGCTACTCCTACAGCAACTGGTAGATCATCTTCTAAAGCAGAAATAGTAGGACTAGAACTAACTGGTAGTGTAACAGAACCAGAAGCTACAGTAGATGAGAGTTTACAAACTGTATCAGCAACAGGTACAATTGGTAGTATCAATGTAGTTATTACTGAAAAACTAGCAAGTGTGTCTTCTTCTGCTATAGTAAATTTACCAGTAGGAAACGTAACATCAATTGAATTTGATTACGAGGCAGTTAAACACAGATACAATAAACGTAGAACTGTTATATTACCGAGGGCAGCATAATGCCATCAACGCAGTTTGAAAGAACAGTTTTAGTTAGAAGTCAATCAAGGATTGTATACATTGATCCTGCAACATTGACTACAACAAAAGAACGAACAGTAATAGTAGAACAACAAGATAGACGAGTTTCTGTAGAAAGAAAACCTACATCAGCAGATCGTGTTGTTTATGCAAATGAGGATTAATATATGAGTTTTCGTTGGCCTAGTAAAGACCCAGATGAAACATTAGACTACAGTGTAGATTGGTCACGATTTCTTGACACAGCAACTATCAACTCTGTTATATGGTTTGTTAAATCATCTTTATACAATACAAAGACAAGATTAAATGCAGGAGAAACATTATCGTTTGCTTCTGGTAATGCTGTAACTGATAGCATTCAAAATGTATCTCAGACAAATACTAATACTGTGGCAACGATAAATATATCTGGTGGACAAAATAATGTAGAGTATACTTTCTTTTGTCAGATGACAGATGATACAGGAAGTACAGCAGAGCGTAGTATTAAGTTAAGACTGAAGGAACGTTAATATGGCATATGATTATCTTGGACTTGTCAATGACGTAAACCGTAGACTTAATGAAGTTGAGCTAACAACAACTAACTTTGGTACAGCCACTGGTGAATACTCAATGATTAAAGATGCAGTAAATTCATCTATACGTTATATAAACCAACACGAATATGAATGGCCCTTTAACCATGTAACAGCAGATGAAACTATGACTGCAGGTGTTGTACGATATGCATTTCCTACAGATGCAAAAACAATAGACTTTGATAGTTTTAGAATCAAACGAAATGATACACTAGGAAATGATACTAGACGTATTAAAGTAATGTCATACGAAGAATATTTAGATAAACATGTAGATATAGAATATAATACATCTGCAAACAGATCAATGCCCGATTTTGTTTTTAGAGCACCCAACCAAGAATTTGGCTTTGTAAAAAATCCAGATAAAGCATATGAATATGTTTATGAGTATTATCGTTTACCTGTTGATCTATTAAACACTACAGATGTTCCTACTGTACCAGAACAGTTTCGCTACATTATTGTAAATGGAGCTATGCACTTTGCCTATATGTTTAGAGGTGAAACACAGGAAGCACAAGTAACACAGGCAAGGTTTATGGAAGAAATAAAAAGTATGCGTAGTCTGTACGTAAACAGATATGACTATGTTAGGTCTACTGCTATAACACAAAGTAATACATCAGTTAGTTCTTTTAGGGTGTTTTAATGTATGCCTACCAATCGTCAAACATTTCCCATTCAGTTTAGCGGTGGGCTAATAACAAACATGAGTCCATTGCAGCAGGGTATGCAAATGCCCGGTTCTGCACGAATACTCAGAAACTTTGAACCATCTATTGAGGGTGGATATAAACGAATACTAGGTTATGATAAGTATGACTTAGACATTATACCACCCTATGGTATACCTGTAGTAAACGGTGCATCACAAACTGGTACAACTTTAAACATTGCTAATATTAGAAAAACACCAGAACAAGGTGATAAGTTTAAACTAGTACACGGTACTGCAAACATAAATGGTACATCTACTATTGCCACTGCAAATGGACCAACCGCTCTTGTTAACGGTGCAGTAACAGCAGACAACACTATAGTTGTAGATACAGTTGCTTCAGGCACTATTGCACAAGGGCAAGCTGTAACAGGGGTAGGTATTGGAAGTAACGTTACAGTATCTAGTGTTACAGCAGGGGCAGCAGGTAACTTTACTGTAGTATTAAATAGTAACGTAACTGTAGCAGATAACTTAGCTTTACAGTTTACATTTCAAACTACTACTTTTGCAATAGACGGTATAACAGGCACAATACAAACAGGCATGGAAATTGTTGGTACTGGTATACCAAGAGGAACAACAGTACAAGCTTTTTCATCACCGAATGTTACAATAGGTAGTGCAGCAGATACACTATCATTAGTTCTTACAGATGACACTGCATTAGAGTTTAAAACTGAATACACTATCGGTGCAAGCGTTACCTTTGATGATGACGAAAATAGAGCAACAATAGGTATATCACCTGCTCTTACTGCTTCACCTGCTAATGGAGATGACGTAGAGTTTACAAGCACAACTACTAAACATCTTACAATAGGTTGTGGCGTATTTCTTGACTCAGTTATTGTGGCTAGAAACGAAAGTTTAATCAAAACATCTGGCACTGGGTTCTCACTTGTAAACGTACCTACATACGGAACTGTATTAGTAAATGGTGCATCTCAAACAGGTAGCAGTTTAGTAGTAGATGGGTTAGACTCTACACCACAACTAGGCGATATATTTAAAATTGCAGGTGTAGATAAAATATATACAGTAACTGCAACACCAACAGTTACATCAGGTGGAGCTACAATAGCGATTGATCCTGCCCTTGCTAGTTCACCTGCAAATGATGCGGCACTAACTTTTTTAAGTACGTCAAGAGAAAATGGTGGTAAAACTAGATTTTCTAGGTATAACTATACAGGAACAGAAAAAATTGCAATAGTTGATAGTATCAACGTTCCTGCATTATACAATGGTTCTCAGTTTACAGCATTAAATGATGCACCAACAGATGTAAGAGCAGCAGAGTTTGTAGTAAGTTTTAAGAACCAGTTATTTTTTGGTAAAAATAATTTATTAACATTTACTGCACCGTTTACAGATACTGACTTTACAGCAGCCAATGGTTCTGGTACAATATCTGTAGGAGCAAACATCACTGGTCTAATAGTATTTAGGCAACAACTTATTATCTTTACTGAGTCATCTATATTTCAACTACTAGGAAATACAATAGGAGACTTTAACTTACAACCAGTAACTACAGACATTGGTTGTGTAGACAAAGACACAATACAAGAAGTTGGTGGTGACGTAATGTTTCTTGGTCCAGATGGCCTACGACTTCTAAGTGGTACAGAAAGAATTGGTGACTTTGGATTAGGTGTTGTATCTAAAACAATACAGAAAGAAGTAACAGACTTTATTACAGCCAACACATCTTTTACAAGTGTAGTTATACGTAATAAGTCACAGTATAGAATACTAGGTTACAATAATAATATAGGACAAGCAAACGCTCAAGGCATACTTGGTACACAGATGGCAGGTCAAGGTGGCGAAGGAATGTCATGGGCAGATTTAAGAGGAATAAGAGCATACGTAGCAGACAGTAGGTTTTTTCAAAATGCAGAAACAATTGTATTTGCAAACGATGATGGATACCTATACCAGATGGAAGAAGGTAACAGCTTTGATGGAAGTAACATTCAAACAACTTTTGCTACACCGTATATGCCAATCAATGATCCAAGAATACGTAAGACATTTTACAAGATGTTTTTGTATACTGATCCACAAGGTAGTGTTTCGTTTGACGTAAGTTTGAAACTAGACTTTGACCAAAAGAATAGTGTACAGCCAACAAAGATTGACTTTAATAACGCCACAGGAACTGTTGCATTTATGGGTCAAGCTACATTTGGATCATCTGCAGTGTATAGCTCCAAACTAAAAACACTGTTTGAAACACAAATAATTGGATCAGCTTTTGTTGTATCTCTACAATACACATCAGATAGCGTAGACCCCCCATTTTCACTAGACGCTATTACATTAGAGTACACAACCAACACACGAAGGTAAAATAATATGGGTACAGGTTACACACGGAACGATACAGCAAACAACATTGCTGACGGTAACGTTATTAACGCTGCAGACTTTGACGGTGAATATGACGCAATTGAAGCTGCATTTAATTCTTCTACAGGTCACACACATGATGGTACTGCTGCAGAAGGTGGTGCTATTACAGTTATTGGTCCTGCCCAACAACTAGTAGCAACATCTACAGCTATTAATCCAAGCACCAATGCAGGGTTAGACTTGGGTACATCATCACTGCAGTTTAAGGATTTGTACGTTGATGGTGTTGCATATATAGATAGTTTTAGCGGAGACATGTCTGTTGCTACAAACAATAAGTTACAGTTTCGTGATGCAGACTTATCTATTAACTCTAGTGCAGATGGTCAGTTAGATGTTGCAGCAGATACTACAGTAAAATTTACTTCGCCAGAAGTTATTATGACAGATGATGTAAGACTAAAGAGTGATGCCTCTATTCTTACATTCGGTGCAGATGATGATGTTAAACTTACACACGTAGCCGATACAGGTCTTGGTGCTACAGCAGCAACAGGTTTTCAACTATCACTACAAACATCTGACATATCTGTAGACAGTGGTAATACAATTGGTAAGATTAGTTTTAATGCTCCACTAGAAGATAGTGGGTCAGATGCTATACTTGTAGGTGCAGAGATTGAAGCTGCAGCCGAAGCAAACTTTGGTGCTACAGATAACTCTACCGCACTTATTTTTAAAACAAATACAAGTGCAGCAGCAACAGAGCGTGTACGTATTAAGTCAGATGGTGATGTAGTATTCAAAGGTGCTTCCTATGACATGACTTGGGATACTAGTGCTAACGCATTAGACTTTGCAGATAACGCAAGTATTGTTGTAGGTACAGGTAATGACCTTACTATTACACACAATGGTACAAACACAAGTATCGTAAACACTACAGGTGAGCTTACAATACAGGGTGATGGTATTACAGTACAAAGCGATACTGGTACTGAAAAATACATGGATATGGATGTTAACGGTGCAGTTAACCTATATCACAACAATGTAAAGAAAATTGAAACAACAGCAGATGGTGTAGATGTTAGTGGAGACATTAGTGTTGGTAATCTTAATGTAGACACAAACACAATATCATCTACCAATACTAACGGAGACATTAACCTATCACCAAATGGTACAGGTACTGTTGTAATTAATACTGATCTTGATGTAGATAACGTTAACATTAACGGTAACGCTATTACATCTACAGATAGCAATGGAAACATTGATATTAATCCAAATGGCACTGGACTTGTAAAACTTAAATATAACAATTCGGATGTATTAGTAACAAGTGCTACTGGTGCAACACTAACAGGTGCAATAGCAGCTACTACTTTTAGTGGTCAATTGGATGGTACTATATCAGCAGCAACAACTGCAACAACACAAAGTTCGAGTGATAATAGTACAAAAGTAGCAACAACTGCGTATGTAGACAATGCAACTGGTTTTTCTTCAACTGCATCTGACGATACTGCACTTGCATTCGCAATAGCTTTAGGGTAAAATAAAATGGCAAACACTTTTAAAAATTATGTAAGTTCGGGTGTAGGAACTTCAGAAGCAACAGTCTACACCGTACCATCAAGTACAACTGCAGTTTTAATTGGATGTAACATTGCAAATGTAGCATCTAGTCAAATTAAAGTTACAGTAAAAGTTGCAGATACGCACATTGTAAAAACTGTGCCTATCCCTGCAAACTCTTCATTATCTGTATTAGATGGAAAAATAATTGCAGAAACAACAGACACTGTAAAGGTAACATCAGACACAGCAAGTAGTGTTGACGTAGTATTGAGCGTATTGGAGCAGACATAATGAGTAAATATATCGGTACTCCTGTTGTAAATATCAGTGCAGACACTGTAGATGTAACAGGAGACATTACAACTACAGATTCTACACCAGAAGTTACTATTGTAAATAACACACACGAGGATACCGATGGTGGACGTGAAGGTAAAGTCACGTTTAAAGGACAACAGTCTGGTGGAGAAGAAACTACACTTGCACAGATACAGGCTTCACATGACGGTACATCAGACGATGAAAAAGGCGATCTGATATTCAAGACCAATGACGGTTCTGATGGTGCTAGTCCTACTGAAGCTATGAGGATTGACTCATCTCAACAGGTAGCTATTGGTCGTACAGCAAATGTAAGTCATCCTTTAGATATACAAAAAGCAACTGATGCTTTTATTAGAGTTTCTAATTCTACTACACAAGAAGCAACAGGAATAATATTTGCAAATCAAAATACAACAAAATTTACAATAGAAAAATCTGGTTCAGCACACTCTTTGTTTATAAAAGACGCTTCAGGAACTGTTGCTACTTTTGCACAAGGTGGTAATGTTGGGATTGGGGAAACAAGCCCATCTGCCCAACTCCACATAAAAGGGGATGATACTACTGATCAGATTATTATTGAAAATACAGATGCAGGGTCGTCATCTGCGCCTGATCTAGTTTTCTATCGTAACTCTGCAAGCCCTGCTGACAATGATCTTCTTGGCAGAATAGATTTCCAAGGAAAAGACAGTGCAGGAAATGCAATGGATTATGGTGTAATTCTTTGTAAAGCTGATAACGTTGCTGATGGTTCAGAAAATGGTAGCTTAAAATTTTATGTAGCTAGTGCAGGGGAAGTGGCAGGGGCTACAGATACAGAAGCATTAACTATTGTTTCACCTCAAGATATTAGAATGAACGACAGTGCTGATACATCTGACAACACTGCTTTAAGAATTGTTGGTGGAACATCAGGCTACTCAAGTCTTCAGTTTGGAGACACAAGTGATGGCAACATAGGCATGTGGCAATATAATCACTCCACAGACCATTTAAGACTTCAGGTTAATAATCAGGAATGTTTAGAAATAGAAAATTTACACAACACTTTTTGTTTTGATAAGAAAGGTGACTTTGATGGTGCAGGATCGGTTGGTGGTAACAATACAAGTACTAAAGAACACGTTACTATTGGCGGTGGTTATATAATTAGTCAAAAAGTTTCTGCTACTGTTGGCTATTTTAATAGAATGGGTACTGATGGAAACATATTTCAATTTTACGGTCAAGGTGTTGAAGAAGGTAACATATCTGTATCAGGTACAACTGTATCATACAATGGTGGTCACTTATCACGTTGGTCGCAGCTTGCAGATAACACAAAAGATACCTCTATTGTTAAAGGTACAGTAATGACTAACCTTGATCAAATGGCAGTGTGGACACACGCAGCCAAAGAAGTTGGTGATGATATACTTGACGTTAATGGAAATGTAATAGGTCAAGAAACTGAAGCACAAGATGCATGGACAGAAAACAATGAACAGTTAAACTGTATGGCGGTATCTTCTGTAGAAGGTGATCCAAATGTTGCAGGAGTATTTGTAAATTGGGATGACGATGATGATGTTTTTACCAATGACATGAACGTAGCAATGACAGGCGATATGGTTATTCGTATTGCTCAAGGCACAACAGTTGCTAGAGGCGATCTACTTATGTCAGCAGGGGATGGCACAGCTAAACCACAAGGTGATGACATTGTTCGAAGTAAAACAATAGCAAAAGTTACATCAACAAATGTAAGCCATACATATGATGATAATTCATATTTAGTGCCATGTGTATTGATGGCTTGTTAAGGAGAAGATAATGTCAGGATATATAGGCCCACTACCAGTACCACAGGGCATACAAAGAAAACAAAGCTTTACTGCTACTGCTAGTCAAACGACTTTTAACACTAACGGTTACACAGATGGTAACTTCATTAATGTGTATCTCAATGGTGTACGGCTTATAAATGGTACTGACTATACAGCCACAAATGGTAGTGACATTGTATTAACAACAGGTGCAAGTGCAAGTGACGTACTTGACTTTGAAACATTTGATACCTTTGAACTAGTTAACCAAACATTTGATAATGTAACACTGAAGAACCCTACCCATGAAGATACAGACGGTGGTAGAGAAAGTGCAGTATCATTTAAGGGTGAGCAATCAGGTGGTGAGATTAGTACACTGGCTCAGATACAGGCATCACACGATGGCACATCTGATGATCAGAAGGGTGACTTAATCTTCAAGACCAACGATGGTAGTGACAACGATGCACCAACTGAAGTAATGCGTCTGGATAGCAGTGGCGACTTACTTCTTGGTACAACTACATCTCCTTCATCTGCTGATGTAAAACAAGTTATATCTGCTTCGTCAGGTGCGTTTTCACAATTTAGTGTAAATGGTGGTGCAGGTTCAGCTATTGGTTCTCCTGCTGCTTCTCAAATGGCATTATATACAACTACTGGAAATGTTGGTTCTGAAACTTATACAGAACGTATGCGTATTAATAGTAGTGGTAATGTTCATATAACAGATAACACAAACGGCCCTGATGCAGCATTACATATCGAAAAAACAACACCTCAACTACGTTTACAGTTAAATGGAAACTCTGGTTATAATACTATTGAAAGTGGTGGTTCAAATGAATTAATTATTGGTCGATCTGGCACTGAACAATTGCGTGTTCTCTCTGGAGGCGGTCTAACGTTCAACGGAGATACAGCAGCCGCTAACGCTTTAGACGATTACGAAGAGGGAACTTGGACGCCTACTATTATTGGTTCTACAACGGCAGGGAGTTCGCCAACTGGTGTTGGCACTTACACTAAAGTTGGAAGATTAGTTACAGCTACTGCGACTTTTGCAAATGTTACTGTCTCTGGAGCCGCAGGGAATACATATATATCGGGATTACCTTATAGCGCAGTTAATGGAACTAGTGGTGCTGCTCATGGACCAGTAGGCACTTCTAATTATGGAACAGACATTCTTATAGGATCAGTTTTAAATGGTCAAAATTATATAAGACTTAGAGGAGCAAATACTACTGTTTTTAAAACAATATCAAATGCAGCAAGTATTTATATGTTATGCACAGTAGCGTATGAAACATCAACATAACACCCCATGTGGATCATGGGTAGTCAGTCCACAGCCAAAAGGAGATAAACAATGGCATTAACAAAAGAATATGAATACGACTGCGAAGTCAGGGGCGAACATAAAAATGTCCAAGTTCGCAAAGCAACTATCGTAAAGGACGATGGTGTAGAACTTAGCCGTTCTTACCACAGGCATGTATTGCATTGCCGCACCAAAGACGGTGACACTTGGGGCGATACAGACATTAGTGGTGAAGACGCAGCAATACAAGCAGTGTGCAATGCAGTGTGGACTAGCGCAGTTAAGTCTGCCTACGAAACTGCAATGGATGCACAAGAAACACCTTGAGGAGATAACCGATGACCAGAGCTAGAGATTTAGCAGCCTTTGTATCTAATGCAGATGGCGACATAAAGTTTGATACAGATACCCTGTTTATTGATAGCTCTGCTAATCGGGTGGGTATTGGACTTACTGACCCTGCTAATAGTTTAAGTGTAAAAGGTGGAGCGCATCAACTTGATGTTGAGACATCAGCAACTGGTGTTACACTTGAAAGTATTGATAGGGCTGCTTTAAGCGATTCGTCTGATATTGCTTACTATGCAAGAAATGGTAATCATCAATTTTTTACTGGTAGTTATACAGAGCGTATGCGTATTGATGACAATGGCAATGTCGGGATTGGCGTTACACCAGAAAGTTCATCTGGAACATGGAGAAACTTAGAGTTTGGTGGTGGTAATTTAGCTTTTAGAAGTGGCGGTGCTAATGACGCAATGGTAGGCACTGGTTATGTATTTAAAAGTGACAATAGTGAAGTCTATAAAAACACTGCGGCTGTTAGTCGTTTATTCTTTGATAATAATACGATGAAATTTCAACAAGCTGCGTCAGGAACAGCTGGCACTTCAATTTCTTGGTCAGAAGAATTAAGAATTGATAGTGATGGATTAAAATTCAACGGAGATACTGCTGCTGCAAATGCTCTTAATGACTACGAAGAGGGTACTTGGACGCCAATACTTAGAGCAGGTTCTACCACTGTAACTTCTAACAATGCCACAGGAGCCTATACAAAAATAGGAAAACTAATAATGCTTCAAGGAAATATTACAAGAAATGATAGTACAAGTCATAGTGGTAATTTGCGAATTGGTGGTGTTCCATACAGCCAAGACCAAAGTACAACTGGATTAGTTGAATTAGCATCAGGATGGGGATGGGTTGATAATGGCACTGGAAGCGATAGAGTAGGAATGACTTATCTAACAAATAGTGGAGCTGATTTAATTTTTACCCAAGATCATAGGGTAGATACCAGTAATAGGTATATAAATGTAAACCAACTAACTAATGGTAGACCAGTATATTTTTCAGCAGTTTATAGAACAGCATAATACTTAACACCTTAATCAGAAACAAATAACAAAGGAGAATGACAATGGGAAAAAATGAAAAAACCCCAATCGTTATAAACGACAAAGAATATTTAGTAGAAGACTTAACACAAGAGCAACAGGTTATAGTTAATCATATCTCAGACTTAGATCGTAAACTATCTAGTGCTAGATTTAACCTAGACCAGTTGACTGTAGGACGTGAGGCATTTGTCAATATGCTAACAAAGTCTTTGGATACACCAGAAGAAAAAGCTGCATAATGAAACTTGAGCAAGTCATTGGTGTAATTGCACTGGGTCTATTAAGTTGGGGATCACTCCAGATATACCAGATCAATGCCAAAGTCTTGCTCATGTCATACAAAGTAGATGAGAATCATAAGATGATCAAACCCATGTGGGAAGACTTCTTGATTCGTAACTCACAGGTAGCAAAGAAATAATGGAAAACATGAAACTTCCTATAGCCCTTGTTATGGCAATGGCTGTACAACTTGCAGGTGGTGTCTGGTGGGTATCTCAACAGGCAGCTACAATAACATCACTAGAAGAGAATGTAGCACAGTTTGCTAGTCGCATGGCTGTAGAAGATACAGTAAACCTTAAACGTGATGTACAAGAAAGTAGAACAGACATAATAGAACTGTGGGAAGACAGTGATGAGGTGTGGGAAGAGATGGCAGCTATGCTTGCTTCCTTCAATTCCATTAATGAATTAAAACAAAGAATAGCTTTACTGGAAACGGAGTTAAAATACATGAATCGTGAACATAATAGAATGATAATGAATGACGATGGAATGTAGACATGATAGACCCTGCCAGTGCAATT